AATTAGGGGGCAAGAACACCGTTTAATTACTTCTGCGCTAAATGAGCGACACTCTTCCTTTGCTTTCTCTTCAAGGATTTTTTCTAACTTCTCTGGCATACGCAGTGTTTTTACCTTCATTGCATTCTCCGTTGTATGTGGTACGCATACATAGTATTTAGGTACGCATTGATAGTCAATAGATACCTACATATCCTGTGGTAAAAAATTATTCAGGATGTGCCGATGTCTGATCGTAAGTACAAAAACCCTCAAGTGAATCTGAGGCTTCCTGTAGAGATAAAGGAACGTCTTATTGAACTGGCTGAGGCTAATTCTCGTTCATTAAATGCTGAGATGGTCGCGGCACTTGAAGCGTGGACAGAAAAAAATAAACACATTCAAGCACTAGACCTTGCAACTATAGCATCACGATTGATAGATCTTGAACACGATGTTGAGACGCTGAAAACCATGTATGGTAAGGATACAAAATGAATAAAAAACAGTTTATTAAGTCAAAAACGTCAAGCAAGGAAGAGCTAGAGAAAGAGCTAAACTCCCTGAAATATGCTCTGTGTCTGGTTTACTCAAGACTGCCAATGGAAGATAAAAACGCTATTTACAATGAAATGATTAGCAGCCTTGATTTTAACGATAGAGACCTTGCATCCCACCTCAACAGCTTCCGCGTCCCTGAGTAATTCTGTTGCGGATTTGCTTCTTGCGGTGGTTTAGGCTGGAGAGCTTGGCTTCTGCTTCCGATATTTGCGCATCTAGATCTTTAAGCTCAAGATCTGAAAGTCGCTGGTCAAGCAGGGTTTGATTCAACTCAATGTTGTTCAGGCGTTCTTCTATGGTCATATTATTACCTTAGTGGGAGATTGGTGTGAAGCGATGGGTTATAGGTGCATTCTGTTTTCTAATTAGTGGTCTTGCACAATCGCAAGATAAGGATCTGAAATTTGCTAACGACATGTTAGTTACAGCTAAAGTTGCTGGTATGTGTGGAACATTTAAACAAATGTTTGCTTTTCAAGAAGCAACACAGATGCCCGGCGGAGATGAATTTATTGAACGTTTTTTGAATACGGAAATTTCTCGCCTAGGAATGTCACTTCAAGAGTTCATGAAGTTGTGCACAGATTCTATAGAGTCATACAATAAATTAAAAAGGATGTCAGAATAGCCATCCATGGCTATCTGGAGGTTAATATGGTAACAGTCGGTTGGATTATTGTTGCCCTGCTTGTTGCTCTGTGGGCAAAGAATCGTTACTACTGAGAAAAGCGACAATACCAACGCGGGCTAGATTTTTCTTCTCGTCCGCTGATAGCGTATTTACCCAATCCCTATATGGTTTCACTTTCTGCATTGAAGCATCCACCGATTTCCTAGATGCTGGGGTGCTGGCGTGGCCTGCGGCAATCCTTTTTGAGAGATTTTTAAAAGCCGGAGATGCTATTAATTCATCAGCGGCAGCCATTCTTGAATTTTTACCAGAACGGAGGAGGCTAAAGAGTACCCCTGCCGTACCGGCTCCAGGCGCTCCGATGGCTGTGGTTAGCCCTTCTGCTTTAGCCACGTCTTTTCCTATTCCATATATACGCCCAAGCATTCCCTTCTCTCCTGCGAACTGATTCATCATCCGGTCAATTTGAGAGGAGGAATACACCTTCTCGCTGCCCACCCTTTGCATGCCAGAAGCCACCTCATAGATGTTTCTCAACCTACGCGTAGCCTGATAGCCAATTGCCCGGCTCAATGCCTGCATATTTGATTTGTTTCTTGATAGCCCTCCATACCACTTAACAAATCCAGGAACACCAAGTGACTGCCCGGGAGATTTAGCGAACGTAGTGAAAGCCCTATTCATTGCGGTGGCAACAGCTGGTTGCACCATGTCATCAGGAAGATTTGAAACTAGGCGACGGAAATCACCGCCCTTTCCTTGAGACATATCGACGATAGCTTGCTGTAATTGCGGCACTATTCCTTTATCCAAGTCTCTGCCAAGATTTTGAACAGCGGCTGCCTGCACTGCGAATCTCTTTCTCCCGATCTCTCTAGCTAAATTCCATGTATCCTCTGCACCATATTTGGCAGCAGCGGCTCCCTGATCTTGTATCAGTGCGCTTTCAATAATTCCAAGGTGCCGAGCGTCGATGCCGCTATATGGCCCTTTATCCATCTCTTTGCCAAGAGCCCTTCCAACCTGCCGTCGAACTGCATCAAGAAGACCATAAGTCGGGGCGGTGTTTGGGTCTATTTGTTCCAAGGTCTTTGACAGTTGAGGATATAGCGATTTTAGTTTTTCTAGCCCACCGACATCATCTGCAATATCCTCAATGGCGTTAGTGGTATGGGTGGTATCTACGGTAGCTCTTGTTGGAATTTTTGCTCTAATTTGATTGTATAGAGTGTCTTCTTGGCGCTTCAGGTTTGATCTTAACTCCTCATAAGAGCTTTTGACCTTTTGATTGATAAAGTCCTTATCAACGCTCCCACCAAAATCATTAATAAATTTATCTGCCTGCTCTCCAAGCCTACTAATGGCCTCTCGCTGTGCGTGGAACAGTTTATTCCCTGGGGTTGCAGCTAAAGCATTTTCAAACGCGCGGTAAGAAGGGTTGCTGGAGTACATGCCGGGAGTTAAGGCATCCTCCATCCCAAGATTGCGGGCGGCCTGTAGCACAGAATCATCTGGTGAAACAGCTTCCGCGAGAGCATTTAAACCAGATCTGTTTCCTGTTATTGGATTCACATCTGTAGCTTTCGTTGCAACCCTCGCCATTCCACTAAGTTCAGATGCCTGAGACATTTCTGCCGATGGAGGCCTAAACCTCTTCGTAACCGCACTGGCTGCTTTGCTAATCACTGGAGATGCCAATTCAGCAATTGGACCAGCGGCAGCACCTATAGCCGCCCCTGTAGTTACATTGCCACCGGTTCCGTTAGCAACAACACCACCTTCAACCGCACCAAGCCCTGCGGCGGCAGCCAGCCTTGCCGCCCCTTTCGGAACCTGAGAAATAATCCCACCACCACTAACAAATGGCGCTGCTTGTCCAACAAACTCACCAACATCTTGTGCGGTTGATGGTTTTGCCGCTAACTTCTGCTGTAGAGACTGAATTGCGGCTTGCTCTTCTGGTGTCATATCCTGAAACAGGCCAACACCTTTACCAACATCCATCAATCCACTGAGAACGCCATACATAAAACGGTCGAAACCGTTAGCATTATTAACAACATTTTCCTGTCTGGAGTTTTCCTCTGGTGAAACCAAAGGAGATTGCTGCTGTTCTGGTTGGGAATCAAGCACAAAGCCATCAGGAAGTTGTGAGTTATCAGGCTGTTCATCCAGAACAAACCCCTCTGGTAAACCTACATTGGTTGCCATTGTCCGTTCCTGTAAATAATTTTCTGACCAGTTTTAGGATTTTTCGCGGTCATACCTTCTCGAAATGTTTGACCGCCAGATGTTGCTTGTTGTGTCTGTTGTTGCGCAGGCTGCTGAATATCTTCATACAGCTTGGCTTTTCTGGATTGCAATTGCTTAGTTAGTCCGCTGGGGAGAGAATCTCCATAAGTTGAAAGATAATCATCCATTTGCTGGTTAAACTTTTCGCCTTCAGTATTTGCCATCAGTTTTGAGGTGTTGATTAAGTCTTGGACTTGCTCATTATTCAGCATCTTGCCGTTAGATAATTGGCTAACATAGTTACCAAGTGTGCCGAATATTCCATCAGTGCGTTTTACCTGCACTTGCTCACCCTCGCGTACCACAGATTGCGGATCCAGCGATTTCATATAGTTGAAAATCATTCCCAACTGCGCGGCTGGAGTGTTGCGCTTCCCAAGGGCTTGTAGGTTGTCAGAAGCACTGCGCATTGCAGAATAATTCTTTGAGAACCCATTAATATCACTATTCAGATCTCGAACAAGTTTTGGGTCAATCTTTCCGCTTTCCTGTTGTTTCATCCCTAATTCCTGCAACTTCAGGGCTACGTTATCATTATGCATTTGTGCCCGCTGAGCCCTGTCTAGTTGAGCGTTTTGGATATTTGCCCATCCTCTCGCGTTCTCCATGTCAGCCTGACGGATGCTTTCATCCAATCGCCCTTTCTCTAGTTGGCGACCAACCATCTTATCCTGATAATCCAGCATTTTATCCGGACCAACAGCCCCTAGCGTCATAGTAGTCAGCATGTGTGATAGCTGCTCTGGATTCTGGATACCTGTCTGAATCATCCAGTCAGCATTCGCCCCCACGCGATTTAACCTGTCCTTGTTGTCAGTAATGAATTTACTGTAGGCTTCCGGTCCCTGAGAAAGAGCGACGTTAGCCCTCATGGCTAAATCGCCCATATCGTTGCGTTGCTGATCATTAAGACCGGAAAACGCCTGTTGTGCCTGTGCAACAAACGCTGGATTTTCCTGGGCAAACTTAAATAGTCCCGATGGATCACCAGAAGCCCATGCATCAGCGTGAACCTTATTGAACGCACTAATCGCTTTCTGTTGCTGTTCCTGATTGTAAATATCAGCAACTCCAGCCAGACCACGTAACGCGGTCAGACCAACGTTATTTGCACCTGATCGAGCCAGTTCATTGTTTTCGCGGATCAGACCAAGCGTTGCGTTAATGTCGCTTGCTTTTGGCGCATTCTCATTTTGCGCACCAATGCCAGCCAGAAAACCACCAGAATTAATACCCTGTTGCCACGTAGCCATTGATTAACCCTTAAAACAGTGAACCAAGAAGACCAAGACCGCCGCCAACAGCGGCACCAATACCAGTACCAATACCGGGAACAATGCTGCCAAGCTGTGCTCCAGCAATTGCTCCAGAGGCAGCCCCGCCTATTGCAGATTGAAGGCCGGAAGGTCTATTAGCGTTTGCCGCCGCCAGTGCCGCGCTTTGCTGTGAAATCTGGCTCATGTTGTTGGCATATGTTTGCCCGGCGTTTGCCTGCCCCTGAAGAGCGCCAAGACCAATATTTGCCAGATTCTGGTAGTTGTTCATCTGGCCAGACAGCCACTGCTGACCAAGCGTTGGTGCGATTGTTGCTAACTGATTACTGGTTGCGGTGGAACCTAATCCACCTGTTGCTTCCGCTGCCGCCAGACTCTGATAGCGCGCCTGACCAGCAAGGTCTTTGTACTGCTGAGAGTTGTAATACTGGTTAAGCGCCTGACCTTGCCCTTCTAAACTGGAAAGATTCTGAAGCTGGTTAACATACTGCTCCGCTAGCGGCGTGAACGGAGCAAGGTTTTTCATGATCGTCTGCCACTGCTGATTTTGCAGGTCTGCGGCATACTTCTGAGCTTCTGCTGCATACTTTGCGCTTTTATCAGAGCTACCACCTTTCCCGCCTTTTTCAGGGCACCAAGGTTCCTCGCCGCGCAGTTTTCTGCCCAGCTTAAATGCATATAACATGGCTATCTCCCGTGATTCAGGAAGTCGATTAGTTCTTCGCGTGTGGCGCTGTAAAACGTCACGTCATCCACGCCTTTAAAGTATTTCTTGATGGTTCCGACACGCTTAAGGCCAATCATTGCGCAGTAAATCTGCCCGTGGCGGAATTTGCGTGCGGCGAACGATGTGACGCACTGAACGGTGGTGTTAGTCAGAATGTATCGCCAGAACGCCAGCCCGATTTCCTTGCTGAAGCCGCGAATCTCTGACAGGAACATGGCGTGGCAATCGAATGTCAGCGGCTGAATCTCCTGATAGTAAACAATGCCGCCGAACTGCCCGTGCACGTTCACCTCAAAGTAACGGCAATCAGGTTTGTAGTCGTATCCATCACCGTTGTTGCTCCCGGCAATAATGTCAGGGTGATTTCCTACTGCTTCTATCAGGTCGATGTTTCGCGTTGGTTTGAATGTAATCATTAATCAATCAACCCATGTGCACGCAAGGCGTCTTCCAAAGCCTTAGTGCGCCGACGCTCAGCAATTAGAGCATTGGCTATAGTCTGGATTTCAGATTGCGTGTAAGTATCGCTAACGGTGAATGTCAGGTCAGCATTGAATACGCCTTTATTCGCCGTACCTGTTGCCGCGGTCCATCCAGTCTGGCGAGCGCCAACAACTTTTGTACCGTTAACAGAATAACTTCCTGATACGTTAAGGGATGAGGCAAGAGTTTGAGTTCCTGCTCTGCTGAGTGAAACATAATCAACGATTATCTCTGATACCTTACCGTCGATATCCTGAACTTTTATTTTCAGACCATTAACATCATTCTCTATTTCAAGAAGCTTTACTTTTATTCCTGAAATATCCTCTTCTGTTTTTGCAATTCTTTTTTCGTGCTCATCAAGAATTACATCCTGCTCATCATTTCTGACCTGCGCATCATAAGCACCGCCTCCTGCCTGATTTGCCTTTTCTGCAATGGAGCCAACATCAGTACCCTGATTTATGACATACAGAAGGTAAGACTGACTGAATATGTTGCGAGGGAGAATAGATGCATCAATGCGTGTAGCCTGAACCACGACAGGCTTATTAAGTGACGGGTCTGCCATATTTTACTCCAGACGAATTTGACACCCGGATAGTGTTACTGGTGACTTCGTGATAACGCGCAATTTGAAGCCGACATTTTTCCTGATGCGCCCGACTCGCTTCCACAAAACACGTTTGTCGTAAACGAACGGTTCATTCTGTTCAATCATCTGCTCACGTCCGTAATTGATTCCGTCAGTGGTTGCAGAGAGGAACAGGCGGTCAGCGTACTGCGCAACGCCAGTTGAAGATTCAACCTCAAGGTCGAACACTCTGGCGTTATCCGCTTTGAACAGTGGAGTAAACAGCAGGTGTTCCTGTTGAAGCCCATACTGGCTGCTGATATCGAACTGCAATTTGCCAGTAACCGATTCCAGCTTATCGCCGCACGTTATCTGATTGCCTTCGTAAATGAAGTCGATAGCGCGGTACACATCGTCATACAGGCCTGTTTTCAATACACACCATTGCGGACCATTGGCGCTTGAAGATGCGTCGTATACGAGGACATGGCGCGGAAGATGGATAATCAGCAGCTCATGCGCATCAAATCGCAGCGATTCCATCACACCATCAGCCAGTTCATCAGCAGTGTAGGAGCGGAGGATTTTCTCAATGCTCGCGCTAGCGATTGGTGATACCTGACCGGAGCCGATGATGTATACAGACGGCGCACCTGTTGCCGGATTGCTGATGAATGCATAAGAATCAGCAAACGGCGTTTTGCAGTAAGTCCCGGCGATGCCTTTTTGCACCATCAGTGATGGCTGTGCGACATACAAAGCGGCACCAACAGTGGTTGCACCAGTCAGGGAGAAATATTCAATCGTCGATGAACCAAAGCAGACGATGAAGTCTCGCCATGTGCCGATACCGATGATGCCGTCCGGCTGCGACTCGGCACGATATTGTGCGCTGTAGCGGTCAGGATGCGATTCGTCTTCAAGGTCAGTGATAAACCATGAATCAGTTCCGTCTTTTGACCACGCATAACGCCCACGTAAGCGCGTAATATCGCGGACTGAGCCTAACTCATACTGCGTGAATCCGCTGTCTGTAGGCCAGTTTGAGACGGTTTTAACCGTGCCATCATAGCGATACTCGACCAGTTGACCGTTAACGCCTACTGCCTGTGATGTCCTACCGTGTGCCATTGATACGCGACCACTTCCGGCAACATCACCGACCTCGCTTTCGCCCTTATACAGCTTGCCGCCACACACGCGATATACAGCACTCTGCGCCATGTTGTACTCGACGCCGCGCGATATACCGTTCACATCAGAACGTTTGGCAATGCCCGGGAATGAGCGAAGATATCCCGATGAATTCAACACCTCCTTGGGCGTAGCTAAAAGATTGACTGGAAGTTGGTCTATATAATCAGCATTAACCGCACTTTTCCCTAATCCCTTCATTAGTGGTAGTTGTTGTATTGCCATTGGAATCAACCTTTATATGAACCCAGTTAGCATCACGCTTTAGCCTACTTGCCCAGGTCTTAGATATCCCGTACTTAGCCGCAATTACTGACAAGCTTTCTTTTGATGACTTGATTGCAAGAACATCGTCATCACTCAACTTGTGTTTTGGGTGCTTGGTTCCGAAAAACTTGATTGGTTTCTTTAATCCTGTGGCGTATGCATGTTTGATGTTTTCGCTTTGAGTGCACCACTCAAGATTATTGACGTTATTATTGAGTGGATTGCCATCAATATGATTTACCTGAGGCTTGTTTTCAGGATTTGGCAGGAATGTCATTGCAACGATTCGATGGGCAAAAGTCCATTTTGCTCCGATATTATAAAGCACCCTTCCCTGATTTATTTTAGGCTTTAACCAGCGCCCCTTTCTGAGTTGCGTGCTGCCATGCGCAGCCTTAACAACACGTGAGTGAGAATACACCCTGCCATCTTCTGTTACGGCATAAACACCTTCAAATCCAGGTATATCTTTAGCATTCTCAGAAAGCATATCTACTCCTTAAAGTTTCGATTTTTCATGTACTTATTATATCAAAATTGCCAGCATATTCACTGGCAGATAGTCGATATAGTCGGCATTTCGGAAGTCTTTGCCGACACCTTTCATAAGCGGAAGTTGCTGAATCGGCATTTATTCACCTCACGTACTCGGATCATCTTTCTCGATGTAAAACCGATTCCACGTAAACGCGCTTTTGTTACCACTACCGCGAGGCATGTCATTTCGCCGCTCAAGTGGTGGTATTTTGGTTAAAGCGATACAGATTGTCTGATATGCACTGTCAGCAGCGGTAAGGAGAGCGTCTGACGGCTGAATGACGTTATCCATGCACACTTGCACAGCGAGTTTCAAAGCGACGCCATCATTTGCCCATGCAGGGATACCTGAATCATCGTCAGGTAACGGCATGATGCCGTTTTCTGTATCAGCAAACTGATATCCAAGCTCGATACCTTTAGCCTGCCATGCTGCCATCATGTCTTCGAGGTCATTAATGGCATCTTCAATTGCCTGAGGGTCAGCATCTGTCAACGTGGCATTGGAATACAGCCCGGCTTTTCGTAAAGCCTTAAGAACGAGATCACCCTTCGTTTTCGCCATCTTCTTCCGCCTTAGCCACTTTTTGCTTCGTTGCGGTTTCTTCAGGAGTTTTTACCCAACCTTTTTTCAGGTGAGATTTAACTTCTTCGTCATCAACAATGATGTAATCGACAGCAAACTGACCACAGGTGATCATGTTGCCCGGCTTATAGAGCATTGTTCGTGCCATTGTCTTCTCCCAATAAAAATGGGGCCGAAGCCCCACCTAAATTACTGCCCGGCAATAACGATGCCCGTATATTCAGGAACCAGTACAGAGCAACCGTACAGAGTGGTGAAACGCGCAGTGGTTACGCCTTTGATGTGGTCGAAGGCGTAAGACATGATCAGCGTAGCGCCCTGCTCGGTGGTTGCCGTCATTACCTGTGGCCCCTGACCAGTTGGGAACGCCAGTTTGCCGTACATCAGTTCAACAGAACCATCAGCCCAGAACAGGTTAGCCGGTGCGGCATTTTTGTTGAGAATGGTGATTGCTGCGCTACTTGCCGCATTAGCATCAACGTTTGCATATGGACGGCTGGCGACATCCGCGTTGTCAGGCGGCAGAATTTTCGGGGAGATAGTTACTGTCGTTCCGCTAACTGCCAGAACGCGGAATACCTGCGGCTGCCCGGTGGTATCTTTGGTGATCTGGTGTACGGAATTCACCCCTGCGATGGTAAACGCATCGCCAACCTGCAAACCTTCAGCAGATACCGTAATGGTCCCCTGTCGGTTATCCACTGGCATATCGTTAGCATCTTTCGCTTCAACCTTGTGCGCAGGTGCTGCTGCCAGAGTAATGGAAGTTGCTGTACCCTTCGGAACACGACCAGAAATATCGGTCTTGTAGCTATCAAAGGAAGCAACCGGAGGGATCTGCGCTTTTTCGTATGCTGTCAGGGTTGCGCCCTGAGCATAGGCACGGTGACCAAGCTCGCCAGCAAGGTCTTTGTAGTTGAAGGGGTTCCAGAAAGAGCGGCGGTTGATACCCTGTGGTACACCAATCGCCGTCATGGTGGCATCAATACCTGCCGCACAGTTCCACAAATCACGGCCCTGTGAACCAGTGGTTGAGTCAGCCATTGTGATCACGTTAGTAGCACGCTGCGTGACCATGGAAATCAGGTCAGAGTCAATCTGTGCAGCAAGGCGCATACCTGCGGCTCGACCAGCTTCAGTTTTATGTTCCGGGTCACGCATTTCACGCGCATCCAGAGTGTACAGAATGTTTTTCGGCTCCTTGAACACAGAAGGAACAAGGCGCTGAACCAGTGCTGTTGGCGTTTTTCCGCTGAGGTCTAGGCCTTCCTCAATGTTCATGTGGTAATGCTGCGGACGATACAGAACATCACCTGCTCTCTGCATTGCTGTATCACCGGGACGGAATTTTTTAGCGTTACGGGAAACTACGCAGGCGGCCTCAAAGCCTTCAACGTAGTTTTCGAACATGATTTCAATGTCTTTTGCTAATTGGTTAGCCATGCTTAATGCTCCGATAGGTTATTTTTTTGCCTTTTTAGCGGCGAAATACGGCGTCCAGTCACCAGTTTCCAGCGCCTTGGCTTTCAGTTTGTCGAGGTTATTGATTACTGCGCCGTTGCTCCCCTTAACTGTCGGGGTTGTGGCTGCCGTGGTTTTTGCTTTTGGCATGATTCTGGCCTTCGATTCGATACGTTCCAGCAGACGACCAATTGCTACGGGGTTGGTAGCTTCTGCCAGTTGCTTGCGCAGTTCAGCGTTGCGACCGAGCGCCAGAACAACGATTTCCGGCTTCTCTGACTCAAACAGGATCGCGTTTTGTGTCTCGATGGGAATTTCCTCGAGTACGGCCTGCTCAGCTTCCTGATAGCCAGGAACTTTGAGAGCCTTAACACGTTGCTGATATTTGGATAATCGCTCTTGATAGGCAGCCTGAAGCTCATGCTCCTTCTGCTTGCGAGCCATCTCCTGTTGCTGGTACTTGCCGTTATCCTCTGCCCACTTAGCCATGCGTTGCTGGTAGATTTCTTCATCGAAACCGATGTCCTCATCGTCCAGTTTTGGCATTCGCGGTGGTTGAGTGATTACCGGCTGCTGCTCGACGGGTTTCTGTGACTGACGCATCAGCTCTTTCAGCTCGCGGTCTTTCTCTTTAATCGTCTTGCGCAGGTGTTTTACCAGTCCATGCTCTGCGCCATCTTCGCTGGTTGGCGAATCCAGCTTTTCGTCACCAAAGTAGAATTCCTGTTCTGATTCGTCGTCATCAGTTTCAGTAGCTTCCTCTACATCATTGCCGGATGACTCACTGCCATCTTCTGTTTCGACTTCTTCAGCCAGTTCGACATCATCAGGAATCTGCTCTGACGCGTCGGTTTCGATTTCAACTTCTGGTGTGTTTTCTGCCATCTGGTCCATTTGTTACCCCTGTTTACTCGATGTTCAGCCCATCGGAAGGCAATAGGGTGCCAGGCCTCATAAAGACAGCCATTGCACGTTATGGGTTAATTACTGCTGTGGTTGTTGCTGAGTTGATTTTTGCAGGATGCTGCTGATGTCCATGCGCTGCGCATGACCCTGTGCCTGACTTTTCAGGACAAGCTCTGCATCAGCACGGGCATTGTCTCCTTGCTGTTGCTGGAACTGTCCGAGCAGTTTCAGAGCCTCGCGGATATCAGATTTCTGCTGGCTATCGGCAGATGCGAGGATTTTCACAACGTTTGCTGCTGCAACCTGAGCATCAGTCTGTGCCTGGAATGCTTTAACCTGAATGGCTGCCTGTTCGTTCTGCGCTTTCTGCAATTCAGCCTGACCAGCAAGAAGCTGACCTTGCGCAGCAACCATAGCCGGATCTGGCTGACTGGCCTGTTGTTGTTTCGCCTGCTCAACCATCTGCTGTTCTTCTGGCGTTCTCGGCTTGATAACTCCAGACAGAAGCAACTGATTGCGGTTGTATTCTTTAAGGTCGTCCATCCCTTCGCCGTCCATATTGTCGAGAATCATCGACGATACAAGGTCGTGCTTCGGCGTTCCTGGTGGGATAAGTGCCAGCATGGAAAGTAACGACTTAACCGTTGCATCACGGCGAGTAGCGAACGACTGACCGACATCGACAGTCACTTCATAGTTACCCTGCGAAAGGTCGTTAAGCGCGATAACCCGCCCTGTCTGACGGTCAACCACTTCACCAGTCATCAGCGCCACGTCATCGCTGCCGTCCTCATTAACGATGCGCATTGGCGTATCGCTGCCATAGACTTCACGCGCCATAGAAAGCCACACGACGCCAGCGCGGCGCATGGATTTAGCCATGTTGTCCATGTAGATATAGGACTGCGTGTCCATCCGATTAAAGATGCTATCAACGGTATCGGTAGCGACGTTGCTCGGCATGTTCTCAAGCTGCGACGCACCTGTAATTTGCTGAATAGCCGTTCCGGTGTACTGCAATAGCCCGGCAAGAGCTGGAGGCATTTGTGTCGGAGGTGTATAACTGCTGACCTGAGCCTGCGCAGTAATATCTCCGTTTTTGTTTTTCAGACTGACCATCGGCAGGAACGCCGGGCGCTTTTTGTTGCGCTCCGCCCAATGAGTGGCAAGAGGACCAGGAATCATGTCAACATCAACTACAGGAATGCCATCACCGCCAGCCTGAGTAGCGTTATCTGCAATCATGGAAACCATCAGGTTCTCAAGACGCTGTGCATCCATCGCTTTTGCTGCGTGGCCTTCGATTCGCTCCTGATTATCAACAAATGAACGACGCCCATATACCGGGATGAGAGGAATATGTTCGCCCGGAATACGCTTCGGTTCTTCCAGCCATTCAGCGCCAGACAGAAGACCGCAATAAACTCGGCGTTTCTTCACTGTCCGCTCACCAATCAGTTCGAATGCACCATCGGTCAGCTCGTCGACAATATCTTTGATTTGCTCTTCATCATAGATTGCCGTTTCTCCGCTAACAGGGTTACGCCATGCTGTGAGCTTCACCTTCTCTATGCGAACTTCGTAGTAGCGACCAACATAGATAGCATCAGGAGTTGACCAGTCATATTGAGTGCCAGTGTCATCACGAGAAAGACTTGCCGCGATGGAATCAGGGTATTCAGCCTCGAACGCTTTGGGCGTCATGGAGAACATTTCCATAGCCCACATAGCATCAGAGCGGTCATATTGCTTGCTGTCCTGATCAAAGAAGACGCATGTCGCTGGGTCGTAAACAGGAAGAAGACTGATGCGTCGCTGCTCGTTACTCGGATCCATTTCATCTTCGTAATCGGCACACATGCGGAAACAACCGAATCCGCCCGTTACAGCATCATCAAATGCGTTATCACACGCTTCGCCACCGGATGTTTCCTGATAGTCAGCGCGGAATTTGCCGTTCATCTTTTCGGCTAACGCTTCCGATGCCTTATCGTCCTTCGGCCTGAATTTAACGCTGATGCGATTCTGTCGATACTCGCCAATGATGCGATCACATTCACGGGCAATCTTATTCAGTTCAAAACGCGGATAATGCTCAAACCTGCCTTCATCAAATGAGTAACCAGCGTTTGTACTGCCTTCCCACTGTGCGCCGGATACCCGGACGAAACGTTGAGCCTCAATAATCTGCTCACGCATATCCTGCGTTGCTGACCAGGCATTATCAAAGTTGCACAGCACCTTGCGATGCCAGTCAGTCATCTTTTTTTCTGCCATATCAACCTACACCACAAGGAATTGAGTAACTGGAATAGTCGGGTTGCGCAGCCGACTCCGGGCAATGCATACACATCATCAGCGCATCAGCCAGGTTAGGAGATGGAATACCGAGCTTCTGCTTCATTTCGACCTTAGTCATAAGCTCCAGCTTCCCGTTATTATTGAATTTGCGCTGAATCTGCGTCAGTTCTGCAAACAGCTTCTCCAGCATCTTCTCGCCTATCGCTTCTTTGTCGAAACTCAGCATGTCGTCTGGGTCTGCATACTCACCGTGAACAACCGCCCGATATGTCAGATACAGCCTGTCAGCCAGCGCGTAATAGAATTGCGCTCGCTTATTGCGGAATACATCGCCAATAGTGCGAACATTGTCGCCCTGTACAACTTCATCAGCCCATGCTCCGGCCTGATATGGCGCATCTTCATCGAATGGCGATTCGCTGCCCTTGAACATCGTGGCGGTGATTTTCTTGCCGGAGAACGCTTCCGTTGTCTGTCTGCGTAGCCCGGCACCAACACCATCACCATCCCACAGGTAGTGGTCAGAGCCGTCTTCAATCGCCAGCGAAGTAGCCCAGTCAGCACCCTCGTTGATGTCCATCAGCAGGCCTTCGGCAATGCGCTTAACAACCGAACCGTGACGCGATGCATAACCTTTAGCATCTGGCCCTGTATCTGATGGGTCATGCGCAGAGACAACAGCGCCTTTCGCTTTCCATCCGAGTTTCTTGTGCGCATCGGTTGCGGCTTCAAGCCATTCACGTTTGATGATTGCCATATCACTTGCGCTTACTGGCTCACCAAGCCAGATGTGACGATACAGTGTCGGGTTTCTGCGTTTACACTCTTCCATCTCCAGACGGAGAACTTCAGGAAAATGCGGGTTGTCGGTGTAGTTCACCGTCAGCAGGCAAATATCATCGGGAGGATTTACGACGAATCGCTGATAGGTATCGTCGAGGATGTTCTTAGGGTTAAAGCTCACCCATATTTCGGAAAACGGCTTGCGGATGGTTGGTATCAGGATATCCCATGATTCCTTCGTTACCGCTTCCGCTTCCTCCACCCAGCAGATATCAATACCTTCTAGCGATTTAATCTTCGTCGGGTTGTTTTTGATGCCGTAGAACATGAACTCAGCATTCGTTCCGAGATGACGAATCATGGAACGCTGAATTTCAAACTCGGCCGAATACCCTTCCCGCTCGATGGTGTCTTCAAGCAACCGGATTACCGAATCGCTGATACTGTTTTGCAGTTCACGAGCGCAAAGAATACGCACAGGCTGCCGACGTGCCGCCTCAACAAGCAGCCTCGCAATTGCCCATGATTTACCGCTACCTCGACCGCCTTTGGCGACTTTGTAGCGATGCGCCTCAATGAACGGTTCAAAGATAGGATTAATCGAGGTCATTTTCCGAATAGAGTGCTCATCGGTGATGTTTCAATCTGGATTGCGCCGCCGTCTTTGCCTGTTAGCTCGTGATCAACCTTGTCGCGCCATTTATCCTTCTGTCGATTCTTAAGCCAGAAGATGGCAGCGGTTGTATCAGGCGGGTAATACTTCTCAAGCGGAGTTTCGACAATTCTGTTTTCAATAACACGAATATCGATGTCTGGAGCCACGAAGCCCATAGCGCGTTGATAAAGACGGTCACTAACTTCTGCATCAGCGACGGCCTTACCCTTTTTTATGGACTCCGAAAACTTAGGATAATCAAGCTTCCACTTGTTAATAGTTGACTCACTGACTTCGAAGAAATCAGCAAGTTCTGCGTCTGTATAGCCCAGCAAGCACAGTTTGCGTGCCTGTTCGGCATACGCCTCTTGATACTTTGTTGGGCGCGCCATGTTTATGCTCCGGTGGTGAACAGGTCTAACGCTTCCTTCGATTTACGCACCGCTTCGATAGTGCGGGTCGTGATATCCGAATTAGCGCCGCCTGACTGGAAGTGAATTTTGAATAGCTCAAGCTTCAGTTCGTCAGTGCCAATGAATTGAAATGCTTCTTCTGCGGCTGCGTTCTGGTTCATGACCAGTTTGTAAATCTCTAACTGGAATTTCTGTTCTTCAGTCATGGGAATAATCTCTGCCATTGTTGGCTCCGTTTATCCGTTAAAAGGGATATCAGTTAAGTTATCCCGTGTAGGGTATAAGCCATTATCAAAGCCACTCTGTAGGGAATGGCTTTTGTAATAACTACTGTTCGCTTAGCTTCTGCTTCAGCAAGTAACCTTCGAGCATCCAGATTTTGTTTACAGCATTCTGCCGGGCAATCTTCCGACCAATTTCTGCATCAAAATTTTCCGGACTTGCACAGGCACTCTCTCCGGTGACGGTGAAGCCGTTGCGCAGCACCAGGACGCAGAACGTCAGCAGAGAAAGTGATTCGTGCGGCTGGTAGTTTACCTCTCCGCCAGTATGTTTAGCTTTTATGGCTTTGCCAAAGGCACCATCCTCTGCTGTGAAATATGCCTCCTGAGCAATAATTCCTTCGATATGGTCTGGCGTAACGCGCGGTGCCGTTTTGCCTTTCTCAACGATTTCTTTTTCGATTTGCTGGTCGTTCATAATTATGACCTTGTTGGTTGTTAAAGATGTTTTTGTGATGGCGATAAAAAAGGCCGCCTGAGCGACCTGTTAGTTGTTCACAACTTCCATTGAAGGTCCAGCATGTCGAAAAATGATCCGCATTTAGGGGGATTTTCCATTCTTGCCCTCTCTTCGGCCGCTTTGTAATAAGCCATTGGCCTTTTCACACCATCAGCACCAGTGATGTATTCAACGCCTTCCTTCGGATCTTTGTTCACGGAAACCATCGCAACCTCTTCCACTTGTTCATCATCGATTCAGCGGATGTCTTTCCATCAGTCCGCCACCACAAAGAATCTTTTTTGCCATCAGGCAGGAGGTTCATCTTTCAGTGGCTGCCAGTGTTATTTCCCCACTTACTGGCTTGGGTTGTTTCGCTGTACTGCCGCAACTGGTGGTGCACAGATTTAGTTAAATCTGTTCTCGCCTGAACTATCTTTTACATACCCGGATTGTGGGGATGTAAATCACGGTTTCATTATCAAGCCCACCAGTAGATGGGCTTTGTAATGAAGAGTTGTTATGAAAATTGCTCTAAACAAGCATTAATAGCCATCGGAAGTAATCGCTACAGATTTCAATCCCTCAATGTCATCCTTGGACAGGGCGAACCATTCACCGTGCTTTCTCTTTGCGGCAAATTTGCGATGAAGCATGTTTTCAGTTTCTCTTCCACCAGGGATCAGGCACTCAAGCTTCAAGCAGTCTGGTCCAGAGTTGCCAAGCGATTTGATGCGTTGTGGAATGTTGGATGAATACCCAATTTTGGTTAGCCCAGTTTTCTTCGATGACAAAACGTATACCTGAGGAGGTTCTTTTCTCTGGTCTTCCATTACACGTCTCATTGTTGCCATAAGTCCGCCGTGCATCAGCATTTCAACAAAGAACGCTGACCGAACACCTGACGACTTAAGCATGCCAGAAAATTCACTTGCCAATTCCATTAACTCTGCGATGTTTTCAGGAACTTTTTGGCAGCTATCTTCCTTGTATAAGGAAATCATTCTTTGAAGCTTTTCTTCTAATTGGTTCATAGCGTCTTTACCTTTTAGAAAGATGAGCCTGTTCGCACAGAAAAGCCGCCCCGAGATGGTCGCCACCATATACGGCAGTTCTCAGGCTCAGCTTTCTGAAAGACTCGGGATTGTTACGCGCTGCGATGCGCGGTTTACTGCAGATGTAAAAAAGCCCCGCGAATGCGAGGCTAAATCCTGGTGTTTGTGATGACTGGCTCTTATCTCAACGCAGCCCTTTACCGCGCGCCTGATGCTCAATATCAAGCATCAGCAATGAGATGTTTAATCTGGATTCACTCCAGAAGTGATCACCACCCTGTCTACAGAGCCAGATGTGAAGGATGATGAGTAAAATTATCGCTATCATCGAAGGCATTGCGTCCTGATGTACTCCTGCAGGTAGTTAACCTGCGCGGTTATCCTGTCGATTCCACTTCGGAGACGGTAATAATTGAGTTCAGCATCTGCTGTAAGTCTTGGGCTTTCTCCATCGCCCATGCCGCTGGCTCCGGTCTTTGACTTTGCACAGGTGGCGGCGACTTGCAGGCGCTTACGACCAGCAGAAACATCAGCACGGAGACTTTCGATAGTCGCGTTAGCATCAGCAAGCTCCTTTGTGTATCTGGCGTCGAGTTCTGCTACATCACGTTGACGCTTCTGCATGTCAGTAATTGCCGCGTTCGCCAGCTTCAGTTCTCTGACATTTTTGTCGCGCTGGGCTTTGTAGGTAATGGCGTTATCACGGTAATGATTGACCGCCCACGACAGACAGACGACGATGCAGATAATCAGAGCGGAGATAATCGCGGTGACTCTGCTCATACCTCAATCTCTCTGACCGTTCCGCCAGCTTCTTTGAATTTTGCAATCAGGCTGTCAGCCTTATGCTCGAACTGACCATAACCAGCCCCCGGCAGTGAAGCCCAGATATTGCTGCAACGGTCGATAGCCTGACGAATATCACCGCGATCAATCATCGGTAAAGCGCCACGCTCTTTAATCTGTTGCAATGCCACAGCGTCCTGGCTTTTCGGAGAGAAGTCTTTCAGTCCAAGCTGCTTACGATAGGCATCCCACCAACGGGAAAGAAGCTGGTAACGTCCGGCGGCTGTTGATTTGAGTTTTGGGTTTAGCGTGACAAGTTTGCGAGGGTGATCGGAGTAATCAGTGAATAGCTCTCCGCCTACAATGACGTCATAACCATGATTTCTGGTTTTTTGACGTCCGTTATCTGTTCCCTCTGACCACGCCAGCATATCGAGGAACGCCTTACGTTGATTATTGATTTCCACCATCTTCTACTCCGGCTTTTTTAGCAGCGAAGCGTTTGATAAGCGAACCAATCGAGTCAGTACCGATGTAGCCGATGAACACGCTCGTTATATAAGCGAGATTGCTACTTAGTCCGGCGAAGTCGAGAAGGTCACGAATGAACCAGGCGATAATGGCGCACATCGTTGCGTCGATTACTGTTTTTGTAAACGCACCGCCATCATATCTGCCGCGAAGGTACGCCATTGCAAACGCAAGGATTGCCCCGATGCCTTGTTCCTTTGCCGCGAGAATGGCGGCTAACAGGTCATGTTTTTCTGGCATCTTCATGTCTTACCCCCAATAAGGGGATTTGCTCTATTTAATTAGGAATAAGGTCGATTACTGATAGAACAAATCCAGGCTACTGTGTTTAGTAATCAGATTTGTTCGTGACCGATATGCACGGGCAAAACGGCAGGAGGTTGTTAGCGCGACCTCCTGTCACCCGCTTTCACGAAGGTCATGTGTAGAAGGCCGCAGCGTAACTATCACTGATGAATTCAGGATAGCCAGTGGCTACGGCTCAGTTTGGGTTGTGGCGGCCGGAATCGAACCGGCTTCCATCGGTGCGCTGCCGATTGCAGTACGCGCGGCGGTCAGCTACATGACTAGTATTTTCACTGTCGCCTATCTGCTAGCTCGCCATTGAGCTTCACCACAACGATAAGAGCACTCGGTGCATTTAAGCCAAGCCCCATAAAGGAGAATGCTCTTACCTGTTGTGCAAACAAAAAAAGCCACCGTTGCAACTTAAGAGTCACTAACGGCAGCTTATGCGAATAGTGTTGCTCATTTGCTCAATGATGTCAACACGTTCTACGCTACATGTTTAATTTTCTCTACACGTTTCCGGTTTTTAAACGCACTATCCAGAACCGGGTAAATCATAAACAACGAGGCATTGAGGATTTCGTCAACTTCCCGACGACAGGTTGCGAGCGATGGTTTTTGAATGCGCCCGCCGCCCCGGCATAACATCTTGCGAGGTCTTGCGACGCGATGATAGTAAGATGCAATGGCGTGCTTGGAAGAACCGTGGGCGTAGTAGCTGAGGAGGATGCCAAAGGCTTTCTTGTCAATGTACATGACGGAATCGACGACCTGAGAAATCAACATTCCATCATCATCATTGCACATCGGCCTTGTCATAACTCTTCCCGGCTCTACGCTCTCCATGAACTTCGCTATTACGCTGCTCATGCGCTTTTCAAGACGACCTGAATAAACCCATGCTCCCCACAGTTCAAGCCAGCCATTCAGCCAATCGTGCTGCTCTTTGGTGAGGTTTAGTTCTCTTATGCTCATCGTCTTCCCCTCTTGCCCTGTTTGACCATCAGGACGCCGTTAACTATTACATGACGCTCGCCTTTGCTGTCTCGGTTGTACTTGAGCACTGTTCCTCTTGCGCAGGAAAGCATCCTCGCCACTTCGGTCTGATTGCCTCGTGTCTGGATAAGAAGCTCTGGTATCGTTTGAATTGTGGCGTTCATACGTTCTCCAGTTCGGTGATTTTTATTCCAAGCCTTCCGCCTGGTACTTTCACGCCACGAATTACGCGAATGTCATCGAATTGCTCGTCGTCTTCCGCAAATCCGGCGTGGATAAGGGAGTCGAGTAAACCTTTAAGAATGTTGTCGAGGTCGCGGCGGCGGGAGTCTGGAACGTCTGCGATGACTTTGATGCGGAGTCGTGATTTGGTGAAAATGTCTAACTTGAGTTGGCGGATGATTTGCTGAACGTCTTTTCGGTATTTCTGGCCTTTATCGCTGATGTAGTATTGGCTTCCCCTTCTTCGCCAGTAGGTGTTCAGCGACGGCGGGTATGGAAGCACAAACTGATATTCGTTCATGGCTTAATCTTCCCCTCCTTCAGCAGTATCGCCTGCGTCCTGATCACGCCTTCGAGGTGGTAAAGTCTGGCGTCTTTGTTGTCGAGATTATGGGTGCGTCGGTCGATCTCCGCGTGGCAGTCGCTACAAGCCCATGCGCCGATCAGGTCGTCAGGCTTCATTCCCGTTCCGCAAATTCCAGCCATCCGGTAATGTGCCAGAACTGTAGTTTCAGGGTTGCCATTGCATACGCCGTAAATACGTACCTGGCATTCTCTTCCGCGCGCTTCTTTGCGTAGGTTAGCCATTAAGCAGCCTCCCCGGTTACTTTCAGCATTCCGTTATCGAGCAGCTTTCTGGTCAGCCACTGTTGACCACGCCCGGTGATTTTTGTGGTGAACGATATCTGTATTCCGTGATTTGTGTTGACAGCTGTTTCTTTCACTGTGAAATAGCCGCGATCCATATATTCCTGCATTGGCGCATTGCGCCGGGAACCTGAAGCAATAAGGATTTTGTGATCGCGCATCCATGCAAACAGTTTGTTTGGACCAATACCAACAACCTTTGCATAGTTTCCAATCAAAATTCCGCTGGCCTCGCCAACTCGATCGGCAAACTCAACTTTAGGTGCGGCAATTGCGAGCTGGTTTTCCAGTTGCATTTTCTTCTCGGCAAGATCAGCAGCAAGGCGCAACGCTTCCGGTAGCGTTTTGGGGATATTAACCGCAGCTTCTTCAAGCTCTCGCCAGCGGTCAACAAGGCGAGCGGTGAACTCTGGCGACAACTGGGCAACAACGACAATACTGTCTCGCTTACCTTGTTCGCCTTCGAAGACGTAATGCTCGTACTGAACATTGAACCCTAAGTTATTGATTCTTTCGGAAACCTCAATTTGAGGAAGCCGGATAACACCATTTTTAGCCAGCGTTTCGATGGTACGTTTCACATTGTCATGACGCTTACCAACCAACTCAGCGATTTCAATGCTTGTCATTTTGATGGCATTGCCATTTATTAACTCATTCATCGTCTTCTTCCTCGTACATTGAGCTATTCGGATCGCTCATCAGTTCTGCGCAGCAGTGCTCACACACGTGAACTTCCAGCACATGCAGCTTCTGACCGCAGTTAGCGCACGTTAAAGCCCGCTCGACGCTTTCTTTCTGGTATTGAAGAGATTGGGATGGACTAAGCATGGCTTTCACCATTAAAAAGTCGCTTGTAAGCATCAATGTCTCGTTTTGCTTCACCAAGCTTTCGTCTTAATTCCATGTTTTCTGATTCAAGCTTTTCCATGTCTTGCTGGTATCGATCGCGGTGTTCTTTCCATGCTTTTCGATACGCCTTCATGTATGTCGTATTGGCCTTTCTCTTTGCCTGACGAACTGCGTGGTGGTTATTCACAAACCAGTCAGGGTCGTTAAATGCTGCTCTGGCGCATGTATACCAATAATTTGTTGCCTCCCTGTTTAGCCAATAAATACTGATAAATGGCAACTGTATCGACACCATTTTTCGTTGAGACTCTTTCTCGCCAAACATGTGCCCTTTTTTGATGCTAAGGCCAAATCCAGGTTGAATTAAAAGCATTGTCATTTCCTCGCACGATTTCTTAGCCACCGGATATCCCACAGGTGAGCCGTGTAATTGAAGGTTTTTACGTCAGATTCTTTTGGAATTGGCTTGCGTTTATTTCTGGAGCGTTTCGTTGGAAGGTATTTGCAGTTTTCGCAGATTATGTCGGTGATACTTCGTCGCTGTCGTCTCATGCCGCCCTGTCTCCCCATCGCGCTTTCCATTCGAGAGCCATTCGCGCTTCGTCTGACCACTTAACGCCACGCTCTGCACCGAATGCCTGTATAAGCTCTAATAGCTCCGCAAATTCGCTTACACGCATCCTGCTGGTTGACTGGCCTATTACCACAAAGCCATTCCCGGCAAGGTTAGGAACAACGTCTTGCTGCTTTAATGCTGCGGTAAACACACACTTCCAGCTTTCTGCATCCAGCCAGCGACCATGCCATTCAACCTGACGAGAGACGTCACCAAGGCAAGCCCAAAGCTTTCGATTCTGGTCTAAGCTGCGGTTGCGTTCCTGAATGGTTACTACGATTGGTTTGGTTGGGTCTGGAAGGATTTGCTGGATAGCTTGAATGGCGTTCTGCTGATGGATGGGGCTTCTTAGTTCAAACGTTAGTTTCCTCATGGGATGAACTCCAGTTTGTGATGTTAAATTCCCATTTAATTACCTTTGCATACCCAATTTTGAACCCATCAATACCTATCCACCGCTTGCCACTCCAATAAGCTGTGCCACTTTGCTTGAAATGATGTGGATGCCTAGATTGAGTGGTCACAGTTACAGGTAAATATGGCTTCGGGTATTCCCCATTCCCTGGATAACCAGATTTAATTTTGCTCATTGATACCCTCTCTCACTTAATCGCCTCCACGCTTCGTTAAACTCTTCTCGAGTTGCGCCGGATTTTCTTTCTTCAAACATCATGCATTCGCTGATGTCTCCCCATGACTTTGGTCGCTTTTCAGCGAACAGATCATCCCATTCGAATACCCAGCGGCCTGATTTTCGGTAGTGGTAAATGGTCAGCCATGTTGTGCTGTTCGCTGGATACCCATAGAGAACTTCGACTTTTTGATCACGGTCTTTATGCTTTTTCAGCAGGATAAAGCCAGCAACCAGCGAAGCTCCGGCAAGAATGATGATTGGAATTTGCCAGTCAGCCACACTTCCCTCTCCCCCAAATAAAAAGGCCTGCGATTACCAGCAGGCCTGTTATTAGCTCAGTGATGTAGATGGTCATTTAATACTCCGTCACGTTTTCCTGTCGCCACGCCTCGTCATATTCCGATTTCGGCATATTAGCGATGTAGCTATATGGCGACCCTGATTCAAGTTGCAGGAACTGGTGCGATTGCTCGTCAAGGAACAACGGGACACCACCTTCCCAACCTTCGCCGTTACGTTGTTTTTCAAGCATCAAAACAGATGCCGGAGATGCCAGTAGCTGTTCGTCCTTCTCTGACATCTTTTCACCACTCTGAACTCTCTGTAACGCTCTCTCGCGAGCCTTGTTACGCCAGATGATGAAAAGGTTGTCTGTCAGGTCTGTTATCGCTCCAGAGCCTTTTACGTCCATTTTCCCGGTTGGTTTTTCTTCGCTGTCTCCTTTTCGCGAGTGAGTAACGAGAATGACGTGGGAGTTTGTTTTGTTTTTGAAGTCGCAAATCGAGTCAACAAACGCCTTCTGCCCGTTATAATCATCGTCACCTATGCCGCATTTCATCAGGCTGTCGATGATGAATAACTGGATGCCGTATCGGCGGCGAGCGTAGTCGAATATTTCGATCAGCCTGTCGGCTTTCGCCGTTCCGGTCAGACCAAACACCCAAAGTCTTTCGTCATAAAATTTAAATGCAGAGTCAATTTCCAGCACTGGCGGCATCTTGCAGCACGTCGCCTGACGGGTAAGGCGCTTAAGGAGAATACCAGGCTTCAGCTCAAGTGACGCGATGCACGTCTTCACACCCTGACGCATTGCCTCAAGTGCCATATGCCCGACAACCTCGGTGTTATGCGTTGCCACATATCCTCTGGTTACATACAGGTGGCGAGGGTGATCGACCATGATACACAAGCATTCTGCATTGCCGATTTTTTCAACATTCCTGACGAATACCCCACACCCCTCGAATCGATGCGCAGTTAATCTGCCATTGAGTCGTGGTGAACGGATGGCCTCCCTGATTTCCCTTGTCAGTCGTATCCTTGCCTCATATGAATCCATCCCATGCCGCTTATCGCCCTTGTATGTGTATGTCACGCCAGTTTTAACTCGCGTCCGGCATGAACCGCCGAGTGAGTTAACCAGTTGAACAACCCCATTACGCAGTTCTTCACTTGCTGAGGAAAAAACAAGCGTTCCATCCTTCTCGACATAACCATCCGTTTCAAGCAGACCACACAGCATTCCTATACGCGTTGATTTGTTTGCGGAAAAAAACACACGAGGGATGAATTTGTTTTTTGCTGTGCACCCCATTAGTCCATAAACTCGCAGGGTCTCCATGAGTGGATTTACCTGACCACGCGCCGTTGATATCAGCCAGTCCTTACCATCTCCAGAGAAGTTGTAATCAGGCAGTTCAGCCTTCATACGCTCGATCATGTATGGCTCGACGTTTGAAAACTTCACGCTCCCATTGCTAAGACTACCATCCCCGAGAAGGGAGCCGATAACCCATGCTAATGGCTCTGAGTGGTCGCCAAAGTCACCAGTTATTTCGGGTATCCTGACGCCATTTTTGTGCCTCTTCGTTTCACTCAACCGTTTCAGCTCGAAGGTGTCTATCACGCGGCGCTTCTCGCCTTTCGTGAATCCACGACTAGTGACCTCCCATAGGTGATCGCCTGCGCAATCAACATAACGACCATCTTCAAATGTGACTCGGTAAACATCTCTAACACCCTGCGGGAATATCCCGGTGACAGTTGACGGATTGCCGTCTACTGATGCCACCTGATCGCCAATTTTTACATCCCCGTGAGTAGTCCATTCACCATTAGCGAGCAGAATTGGTTCATCAAGTGGACAGGCTTTTCCGTGACCGTTCACACCATTGACCAGCGTCAATTCTGCCTCACGGAACTGGAATTTATCTGCCAGAGATTCCCACGGTGGATTAAACAGATACTGCTGCTTGCCGTAGAAAGCGTTGATAGTGTCATGGTAAAACTCTCGCGCGCTGTAGAGTTCTTCAGGATCGAAGTAGGATGCCGTGCCAATGTACTGCCAGATTTCATCCTCGGTAACACCGTTCATCAGGCATTCGTTGATGTCTTTGTACGGCAGAGTAACAAGACGGCAACGATGTTCACCGAGTCGGCTTGCGATTTCCCTTGCGGCTTCACGACCAACATCATCAACGTCCATCGAGATGAATATTTCCTCAAACCTGTCGAGGTTGTGATACTCAAACTCAATCCACTGTTGCTTAGCGCCTTTCCCGCCACCAAACGGCACGGATAACGCCGAGATGCCGTATTGCGCATAGCTCATACAATCAATTTCGCCTTCGCAAAGCACAACCGCCCTCACGCCAGCGTCCAGAGCCTGCCATCCGAACAGACAAGGTTCGCAATCACCTTCTGCCATAATGACTTTCTTCCCGTCCGGGCGCTCAGTGCTGATTCGCTTGACCTGCAACAACTCACCATCGCGTTTGTACGGAATCACCAGAGCATCCAGTTCCCGCTCTCCATTCCACACCTTGCCGCTGACAACCTCGTAGCGCTTTACGATTTCTGGCGATATACCACGCGATTGCAGGTACTCAAGATGGGATTCTGTTCTGGTAACGTAGCGGGCGATCTTCTTGCGATCAGGTCTGGAGAATTTCTTCTCACGTTTGGCATCGAAATGGTGATCGTCATCCTTGATTCCGAGAAATGCTTTCGCTTCATGCATCGCCTGATGCAGGTTAATTCCACGACATGCCATCCACAAATCAAGCATGTCACCGCCGTCTCCCTCAGCGAAATCAGCCCATTTTTTCTTGCCGCTAAGGTTGACCTTAAGGCTGTTTCCCTTGTCACCGTTGACGTTACCGGCAACCCACTCATGCCCCTCTTTCTTGCCGTTTGGCAACAGGTGCGGAGCCACCCTGTCAACCTGCACCCAAAGCAGATCGCTAAGTTCACTTGGCGTCATGATTCCCTCAGATTGAGATTTTTAAACCAGAAATTGACAAACGAAATACTTAACCAGCCGTGGTTATAACCAGCGACCAGTAGCGATTTGATTTTTGATTTCATGGTTCACCTGTCGAAAAACACGTAGCCAGTTTTCGATACGGTGATTGCGGATGATGGTTTGGATTGTGGTTGAATAGTTTCTGGCTTCTCGTCGTTCCAGCGCTGACCGTTCAGATAGCTCGATGGTAACAACCTGTCGAATCCGAACTGCTTACCATTCCTGCATGCGATGTCTTCTGCCAGCATCGTGGCAAACTCGCTTGCCGTACCCCTGGTAGTTTTACGCCATTCCCTGAACTGTGTTCTGAATGCCGAAGCTGCGTTTTTCTTCCCGGCTTTCCGCATGCCTGCACACCAGAATATTTCCTCGAATGCCTTGTCGGTTTCTTCGTGACGGTCATGTGATTTTTCACACTCCGTCCGAACACTTTCGGACATAGTGTTTTTATTATTTCTTTTTTCTTTTGTAATAGTTTCTTTTGTGTGTCCCTGTTTTGGTGACAGCGCTGTCACCGTTTTGGTGACAGTTTTTGTCACCAATGCAGTGACATTATCACCAGAGTAGTGACACCCTTCGATTTGCCATTCCTCGATGTTCTTGTTAGGCCCGATTTGCTGGCCTTCGCGAAGGATAACCTTCATCGCGATAAGCTCATTCTTGGCCTTGTTTACCTTCTGTCTTGGCAGCCTGGTAATTTGAGCTAACTGACTATCAGAGATGCGATCCATCTTTTTACCGTAGCCGTATGTTTTACGGCATATGGCGTGGGCAACCTTGCTCTGATTTTTCGTTAAATCTGCGCCGATAAGCTCTTCATACAGGGCATTTGCAAGACGGGTATAACCATCTTCAACTTCTGCCACACGACGCTCCACAGGCCGTTGTGAAGGCCTTAAATGTGTTACGGTTGCAAGATTACTCATGACCTTTCTCCTTCTGCATCAGCTTCACTTTTTCCAACTCAGCCCGGAATCGACCAGGCTGCTTGAAGCTGGACAGGAAGCGATCACGTAGTATGTGTTTGTGAATTTTGTCCTGGTAAGGACTGAGTTGTTTTGTCATAATGACTCCTGTGGATTGATCCAGTAATGACCTCAGAATTCCATCTGGATTTGTTCAGAACGCTCGGTTGCCGCCGGGCGTTTTTTATTGGTGAGTCCATCAAGCGCATACTTAAAAGCCCTGCTAATCGGACTGATGTCTGATGCCATTCCGAAAGCACACAAGACCGAAGCAATAAATCTCCAGTCCGTTCTGCTTATCTTCGATTCATGACAGCCAATCATCTTTGCCAGACCGCGCTGGGTAAGCGTTGACAGGTTGATGAGTAAATCAGTTTCAGCGCGATCAATTTCTCGCTGTGTTGGCTTGCTGTAGCTTGCTTGTGCCATTTGTTAATTTTCCTATATTGATATTGAGTTATAGCGGCACACCCAATGGATTTGCCGCTGATGTTTGCTCACCCGGTTAGAGGTGAAAGGCCAGAACTGTTAAAGAGCAATTTGCTTATGCCGCTTGGCGGTAAGCACTTTCTTGATACTTCAGGGCGCCAGCTGTAACGATTTCCAATCGATAGGCGTCTTTCTCTGGGATAACTTCTTTCCACTGAGAGACTGCTGCATCGCTAATGCCTAGTGCTTTAGCAACAGCACGCTGGGTTCCGAAGTGGTCAATAACATCTTTTTTGTACATAGACTCGCTCCGAAATTAAAGAACACTTAAATTATCCACCAAAGGAATCTTAAGTCAAGTTTATTTAAGATGTCTTAACTATGAATACACAACTGATGGGTGAGCGTATTCGCGCTCGCAGAAAAGAACTCAAGATTAGGCAGGCTGCCCTTGGCAAGATGGTTGGCGTGTCTAATGTTGCTATTTCCCAATGGGAGCGATCTGAAACTGAGCCCAATGGCGAAAACCTATTGGCCTTAGCCAAGGCTTTGCAGTGCTCCCCTGATTACCTGTTGAAAGGAGAGGATAGTCTTTCAAACATTGCCTATCACAGCAGGCATGATCCAAGAGGTTCGTATCCTCTAATTAGTTGGGTAAGCGCAGGATGTTGGATGGAAGCTGTAGAGCCATATCATAGGCGTGCAATAGATAACTGGTACGACACAACGGTAGATTGTTCTGAAGACTCTTTTTGGCTCGACGTTAAAGGCGATTCAATGACTGCCCCGGCAGGACTGAGTATTCCTGAGGGGATGATTATTCTCGTCGACCCAGAAGTCGAACCACGTAATGGAAAGCTGGTAGTCGCCAAACTTGAAGGAGAAAACGAGGCGACATTCAAAAAGTTAGTTATTGATGCCGGTAGAAAATTCCTGAAACCACTCAATCCACAATACCCAATGATTGAAATCAATGGGAACTGTAAAATCATTGGCGTTGTCGTTGATGCCAAGCTAGCAAACCTTCCTTAAGGGGCTTTCGCCCCTTTTTTTATTTCCCGTTAAAAATCAAAGACAAACTAAATTCACGCCCATAAAATTAAGTTTTCTTCAAAAATGCACTTGACCAATAAATTAAGAAGTCTTAAATTTAAGCCATCAGCAGGACGCTGGAAGCCAAACGGAACAGATTGGCAGGCTCTTTAACATCGACGGACTCTCAACCTAACCGTTGAGACCAGAACTTGAGTGGTTTTGGGGATGGCGCGAATTGCAGCTGCAAGACAGCGATCGAGAAGATAAGCACCTCGACGCGTCATGCGCCAAAGCCACTTAAAGGAGACCATCATGGTAACCATTGTCTGGAAAGAATCCAAAGGTACGGCAAAAAGCCGCTACAAAGCTCGCAGAGCAGAACTTATTGCCGAGCGACGCAGTAATGAAGCACTGGCGCGAAAAATTGCGCTAAAGCTCTCTGGTTGCGTCAGAGCAGACAAAGCAGCATCACTAGGAAGCCTTTGCTGCAAGAAGAAAGAAGAAGTCGTTCGAAAAAATAGAAGTATTTATTACAAAGATTCAAACCCATTAGGAAACAAAATACATGCAGTCCAAAAAATAAAATTGTACAGTAAACTACCGTACGGTGCTTATTGAGTATGCTTATGGTGAAAAAGACTATTTATGTTAATCCTGACCGCGGACAAAACAGAAAAGTATCTGATAGAGGTCTTACATCTCGAGACAGGAGGAGAATAGCGAGATGGGAAAAAAGGATAGCATATGCATTAAAAAACGGTGTAACACCTGGATTTAATGCTATAGATGACGGTCCTGAATATAAAATTAATGAAGAACCAATGGACAAAGTTGACAAAGCATTAGCAACACCATTTCCTCGCGATGTCGAAAAAATTGAAGATGAAAAATATGAGGATGTAATGCACAGAGTTGTTAATCACGCTCACCAACGAAATCCAAATAAAAAATGGTCATAGCCCACTTCGGTGGGTTTTTTATTGTCTGAACAAATCTAATTTACTACCGCAAGCCACGCAGTGAAATGGGTGTGACTTGTGTTGGTCGCCAGAAAATGAAATTAGGCAGCAAACCACTTATTTGAGGTTAGATATGGAAGAAGAATTTGAAGAGTTCGAAGAGCATCCTCAGGATGTGATGGAACAATACCAGGACTATCCGTATGACTACGACTATTGATAAAAATCAATGGTGTGGACAATTCAAGCGATGCAATGGATGCAAGCTGCAATCGGAATGCATGGTTAAGCCTGAAGAAATGTTTCCTGTAATGGAAGATGGGAAATATGTCGATAAATGGGCAATACGAACGACGGCAATGATTGCCAGAGAACTTGGTAAACAGAACAACAAGGCTGCCTGATGGTAGCCTTTATCTTTGGCATAAACAACAGAATAAACACTGCACTGTGTATTCATTCCAACGAGTGAATACACGGAGCAATGTCGCTCGTAACTAAACAGGAGCCGACTTGTTCTGATTATTGGAAATCTTCTTTGCCCTCCAATGTGAGGGCTTTTTTATATGCATAACAATAACGCTTCACGAGAGGTGTTTATTCATGAGCGTAAACGCTGATTAATGAACGCAGTTGATAGGATATAAAATGGCATTTATAAAGATTCTTGAATTAATTTCCCTAAGTGAGATTAATAATGTTGTCAAATATAACCCTATTTCTGGTGAGTTCACATGGCTAAAATCTTATGGAGCAAGGAAGATAGGTGGAACTGCCGGAACAATAACAACAAGCGGCTACTTAAGGATTTTCATTAACGGAAGACACTATGCTGCACATAGACTTGCATGGATTATCACTTTCGGTGTTGAGCCTGAAGGTATTATCGACCATATAAATGGCATTAAGACAGATAACAGAATTTGCAATCTGAGGCTTGCAACTTACTCACAGAATTCAATGAATAGTAAAATAAACACCCTCAACAAATCAGGTTGCAAAGGAGTCACATGGAAGAAGGAAAGTAGAAAGTGGGCTGCCTATGGGAAATTAAACGGAAAGAAAAAACATCTAGGGTACTTTAATGAATTAGAAGATGCCAAAAAAGCTTACTGCGACTTTGCCAGAAAGCATCACGGCGAATTCTACAGGAGCAAATAATGAATGAATATATTTTAGCGGGTAGCGGCGTCATGTCCGCTTTCTACCCGCACGAATCTGAATTATCACGCCGAGTTAAACAATTAATCAGAGCAGCAAAGAAACAACTGGAGGCGTTATGCGCAATGAAATAGCCATCAATCACCAGATGCTTCGTGCTGCACAGAACAAAGCAGTAATAGCCAGATTTATTGGTGATTCAAAAATGTGGCTTGAAGCAAATAAAGCGATGAAATCAGCTATCAACCTTCCGTGGTATCGCAGGAAATGAGTTTTACAGATAACTGGTCAGACGAAGAATTCATTCGTCAGATGAAAGAATTAATCGGTAACGAAGGAGATATTCATGTCACTTGCAACCACAGTGAAGGAGAGCAAGTTACAGAGACGCATGTACACGCAGCAGGCGTTAATGTATCGCCAGAAGGGAGATCGTGAAGGTGTTCGCGTATTTTTAAATGCGGCAAAGACTGAAGTATTAAATCAGCGTTATTTCCTTGGGCCATGTCCATTCTGAGGTGAATTATGGATTTGAACAAATTCGATGAGCCATTCAGCCCTGAAGATATCGAATGGCGAATACAGCAAAGCGGTAAAACACGCGATGGCAAGGTGTGGGCTATGGTGCTGGCTTATGTCACGAACCGGGCAATCATGAAGCGCCTGGACGATGTTTGCGGCAAAGCAGGATGGCGCAATGAATACCGCGATATTCCCAACAACGGCGGCGTTGAATGCGGCATATCAATAAAGATTGATTCCGAATGGGTAACCAAATGGGATGCTGCTGAAAACACGCAGGTAGAAGCCGTCAAAGGTGGTCGTTCCGGTGCAATGAAGCGCGCTGCCGTTCAGTGGGGAATCGGTCGGTATCTGTATAACCTTGAGGAAGGTTTCGCACAAACATCTCTCGATAAAAAGCAGGGGTGGCACAGGGCAAAACTGAAGGATGGAACAGGATTTTACTGGCTCCCTCCATCGCTTCCGGGATGGGCAATCCCAGCATCAGATAACAAACCATCACCAGAAAATACCAACCAGAAATCTCCATCGGTTGACTGCGAACAAATCCTGAAAGACTTCAGCGATTATGCGTCAACAGAAACTGACAAGAAAAAACTCATCGAGCGTTATCAGCGTGACTGGCAATTAATGGCTGGCAATGAGGATGCGCAGGCTAAATGCGTTCAGGTAATGAACATCAGAGTTAACGAACTAAAACAGGCGGCATAAATGGCAAGCAGAGGCGTAAATAAGGTGATTATCCTTGGTCGGGTAGGACAAGACCCGGAAGTTCGATACTCACCATCAGGAACAGCGTTCGCTAACCTGACAATAGCCACGTCAGAACAATGGCGAGATAAAAATACTGGCGAGCAAAAGGAATTGACTGAATGGCATCGTGTTGCTGTATCCGGGAAACTGGCTGAGGTCGTGGGGCAGTATGTGAAAAAAGGTGATCAGATTTATTTCGAGGGAATGCTGAGAACCAGAAAGTGGAAAGACCAGTCAGGGCAAGACCGTTACACAACCGAGGTTCATGTCGGAATTAATGGCGTGATGCAAATGCTTGGCGGCATTGGCGACAGCAAACAACAAGCAGCCAGCAGGCAATCACAGAAGCCACAGCAGCAATCATCACCAGCACAACACAACGAACCTCCGATGGATTTTGACGACGATATACCCTTTGCACCAGTAACTCTCCCCTTCCCTCGTCACGCTATTCACGCAATTTAATCAGGAGAAAATCATGCCAGCGCCTCGGTATGGTGCGGATGACCCGCGCCGCTGTTCCGGCAATTCCGTATCGGAGGTGCTGGATAAATTCAGAAAAAACTACGATCGGATAATGTCGCTACCGCAGGAAACGAAAGAGGAAAAGGAATTTCGCCATTGCATATGGCTTGCAGAGAAAGAAGAACGCGAGCGCATTTACCAGACATCAATCCGACCATTCCGCAAAGCCACATATACCCACTTCCCTGAATATATCGACCCGCGCCTGCGTAATTACCGCTCACGCTATGGCGCTATCAGTAATGACTGAGGAATTAACAATGAAAACAATGAAGCTAAATATCGACCTCGGCAAATACGTTATTACCGGAACCAAACACGACCTGATTCTTAGTGAAAGAGGAATTATCAAAGAAGGTGAGAATGCAGGGAAAGAAACACTAAGCCGTATCGGTTATTACAGCAAGTTTGAGCATCTGGTTAAAGAATTATGCAACCGTGAAATCCTGTTATCTCAGGCGCAGACGCTACAGGATATTCAGCAGCATATCGAGACTTTAGGTATGTCACTTAGCATGGCTATTGACCAGTTCGTGGAGAGTAAATCATGAGAGGACTTGCATACAATCCCGGCATTCTTCCGGCAGAAATGATTATTCGCCAACGCGTAAAGCCAATGCCATCGAGAGAGGAATTGCTTAAGAGAAAGAGTTTCGGTTCTGTTAATGACAACAAATATCTGAATGCGATGTGGCGCAAAGGAGGCAACCAGTGAGCAAGATTGACTATCAGGTACTGCGTGAGGCAGCAGTAGCAATTGAAACAGTAGCAACGCCTCAAAAATTGCTGGCATTTCGTATGAAAGTCACACCTCAGGTTGTGCTGGCACTGCTGGATGAACGGGAAAGAAACCAGCAATACATCAAACGCCGCGACCAGGAGAACGAGGATATTGCGCTAACGGTAGGGAAGCTGCGTGTTGAGCTGGAGGCAGCAAAAAAACGCATAGCAGAACTGGAAGCCGAACCTGTAAGCCAAACTTACAAGTTGCCTTCCCTGCCATCCAGCGAAGTAAACGACGCGGCATGGAAATTACACAACATGCTGACTGAACACGGCCCGCTAAATGGGCGTCAGTTCAGCAATCTGAAAGGTTGCTTCTATGAGGCATTAAAGGTCGCAATGCGCAACTATCCGGTAACTCCGGATAGTTGGATAAGCTGTAGTGATCGAATGCCGAACGACGCGCAGTGGTGCGTAGTTGACGCCGAAGACGGGTATTACGTGCAATGCTGGTCTGAAGGTCAAGGATGGCTTGGAGATGACATCAGCCTACGTAATTGCGATGTAATCAGATGGATGCCGATTCCTGAACCACCGCAGCAGGATGGTGAATGTGCCGTCAGTTAAAGTCGTGATTATCACTTTGGTGATGATAGTGATTGCGAGAATCATGTCTGGTGAAATTGGGTGGATATGGTAATGGCTAAGGCAGCAGCAGAGCGCAACTAACAATCCTCGCATTCGCGGGGATTTCTTTTATCTGAACTCGCTACGGCGAGTTTTGTTTTATGGAGATGATAAATGCACTTCCGAGTCACAGGAGAATGGAATGGAGAACCATTCAACAGAGTTATCGAAGCAGAGGACATCAACGACTGCTATAACCACTGGATGATATGGGCGCAGATAGCGCATGCAGACGTAACCAATATTCGAATTGAAGAACTGAAAGAACACCAAGCCGCCTGATGGCGGTTTTTTATTGCCTGATTTGCAGGTTCGATTCCCTATTCGGAGATAGCACTCATGCAACACGAACTACAGCCTGATTCACTGGTTGATTTGAAATTCATCATGGCTGATACTGGCTTCGGTAAAACCTTCATCTATGACCGGATTAAGTCCGGCGACCTGCCAAAAGCCAAAGTTATCCACGGGCGAGCAAGATGGTTATATCGTGACCATTGTGAATTCAAAAATAAGCTCTTAAGCCGCGCCAATGGGTAAAATAGCGGGTAAAATATTTCTCACATCTAAAAAATACCATTCTAATCAATCCCCTGCCGCTTCAAGTAGATGTCTGCAGGGGACACCATTTAT